TACCAGTTGGTGACTTTATCAAAGATGCTCTCAAAACTGAAGTACCAGAAATGGCAAGGGACATTCTTCTGTCCAATATCAAGGACGAAGAGAACCATGACCTTGCACTCGGTTACATCGCCAATGCTATCGGCGTTGATGAAGAAGCTGAGGCAGAAGCAAAACGACTTCGTGACGCCTGGGTTGCTCATCCAGATCACACGCTCCTCAAAGCACTTGTTGCCGAGCGTGCAATTTTCTTTGTGCTCCTCCCGTTCTTCCGATTTAACGGTGATGCTGGACTCCGAACAGTAAGCGCTGATATCAGTCGTGATGAACAAGTACATGTTGCTACCAATAGCCTTGTTTGTCGTGAGTTGGGGCTTGATATCAGTCCTTCTCTTGATAAACTGCGTAAGGCAACTATCAACTGGGTGATGCAACCATTGAGTTCTAGTAACTCCCTTAAATATTTGAACAAAAAATTTTGGCTGGATTCCAGCGATAGCTTGATGTATCAAGGGAAGGCACCTGAACTTTCTGACACACGTCGGGCACGTATGCCTGCTTTCTTTGAACATGCAAACCCCAACCTCCCCCAATACGCTTAGTCTACTAGATGTACGTGGCATGACAGCTAATGCCATGCTTACCAAGTTAGACGAGATATTTCCACCAACCAACCCTACACCTGATATGACAATGGAACAAGTTATGTACCGATCTGGTCAACGTAGTGTCGTTGAGTGGGTCATCAATTATATGGAGGAGAACGATGGCTAAGTCGTTATCTGAACTGATCAGAGAAGTTGGCGGCACTCTTAGTGGGAAAGAGGCTGAAAAAATTGCTAAACAAACTGGTAAAAGTGTAGCTGAAGTTCTTGCCAAAGCTCAAAAACTTAATATTGATATTGGTGCGGGTGCTGTAAAAACTTATAATGCATCGATATCTACACCTGCACCTTCAGCTAGTGCTGCCGAAGCGGCTGCTAAACAGGCTTTAGCACCTTTGGAAGGTCTGGTTATTGACCCTGGAAATGTTTACCAGGGTACCAGCGGTACTCAAAATGGAGTTCCAATAGTTAACATTGCCCCACGTGGCTCCAACCAACCCCAAACTCTAACTTCTGCTTCGGATCCTAATTTAGCTGCGGCTTCCTCTTCTTCCCCAATGACGCCATCCCAGCAACAACTTGGTGGTTCGCAAGCACCAGCTGGCCCTGACTACACCAGCATTATGGCTCCATTCTTGGAGATGATGGCGGCATCTACAGCTGCTAATCAACAACAAATGGCTGATCTAAGTGCTATGATGACAGCAGGTATTGCTAATTCACAAGCAATGTACCAGCAACAGATGGCACAAAACGCTGCCCTTGCAGAGCAAGAAGCTGCTGATAATCGCGCATTCATGATTAACTCTAGTCGTCAGACATCTCCTGCTAACCTTCAACTTGGTATTGGATATAACCAGAATAAACTTGCTGGTACTGAGGGATTTAAATATCGTCCTCAGTCAGCTCCTTCTGTACCTATTGCCTTTACTTCACCTACATTGTCTGCCTCTGCAGCTTCACAAGTACCTACTGTTATTAACGTCTGATGACTGCTAAAATTCGTTATGACAGATTGTCTTCAGACCGTGCCCAGTTTCTAAACACTGCTAGACAGGCAGCCGATCTAACTCTTCCTTATCTTATCCGAGAGGATGAGGTCTACACCAAAGGATCTATCAAACTAACAACCCCGTGGCAAAGCGTTGGTGCAAAGGGGGTAGTCACTCTAGCATCTAAATTGATGTTAGCTCTACTACCACCTCAAACCAGTTTCTTTAAGCTACAGGTTAATGATATCAACCTTGGTCAAGAACTAGGTCCTGAGATTAGATCAGAACTTGACTTGTCGTTTGCTAAAGTAGAACGTATTATCATGGAGGCTATTGCAGCTTCAGGTGATCGTGTCGTTGTACACCAAGCACTTAAGCATCTTGTTGTAGCTGGTAATGCTCTTATCTTTATGGGTAAGGATGGGCTTAAGCTTTATCCTTTGAACCGTTATGTAGTAGATAGAGATGGCAACGGTAATGTTATTGAGATCGTAACAAAGGAAACAATCTCGAAAAAAATACTGAAAAAATTTTACCCCAATTATAAAGATCCTCAACCCAATGAGCCAATGGATGAATCCAGGTCTCATGAAGATGAGGTTGATGTCTACACACATTGTACTTTAGATAACAATCGTTGGATCTGGCATCAAGAAATCAATGGGGAACAACTACCTGGATCTCAAGGTAAAGCACCGAAGGAATCAACACCTTGGTTGGTGCTTAGGTTTAACCATGTAGATGGTGAAGTCTATGGTCGTGGTCGTGTGGAAGAATTTATTGGTGATCTTAAGTCACTTGAAGCACTGTCACAAGCAGTGGTAGAGGGATCTGCTGCTGCTGCTAAAGTGGTCTTCACTGTCTCCCCATCAAGTACGACTAAACCTGCTACACTTGCTAAAGCTGGTAACGGTGCTATCATCCAAGGTCGCCCAGATGACATTGGTGTTGTACAAGTTGGTAAAACAGCAGACTTCCAAACTGCTTACCAAATGATTGGTACACTAACACAACGTCTAAGTGATGCATTCCTTATCCTTACTGTACGGCAAAGTGAACGCACCACAGCTGAGGAAGTACGACTCACACAACTTGAACTCGAACAACAACTCGGTGGACTATTTTCCCTTTTGACTGTTGAGTTTTTGGTACCGTATCTAAATCGTAAACTCAGTGTTGCACAAAAGGTTGGCGATATTCCTCGCTTACCTAAGGGTGACATTGTACGACCTACTATTGTTGCAGGCATCAATGCATTAGGTCGTGGTCAAGATCGTGAAAGCTTGGCACAATTCCTCGGTACTATTGCACAAACAATGGGACCGGAAGCCCTTCAAACCTACATCAATCCTGAAGAGGTCATCAAACGATTAGCTGCTTCACAAGGTATTGAAGTCTTGAACCTTGTTAAGAGTATGCAAGAAGTTCAGCAACAACAACAAGCCGCTATGCAACAACAAGCACAGATGGCTATGGCACAACAAGCTGGACAACTAGCACAAGTTGATCAACGTCGTGAACAAGCTAATGCTGAGATGGCTCAACAAATGATGCAACAACAACCACCACAAATGTAACCACCACTTATGAGTGAAACTCTAACTTATAACGAAGCACCTGCAGATCAAGGTGAACTCAATGCTGATGAGCAAGATTCCCTGGCTGTAGCTGAAGCAGCTGAAGGTGAACGAAATCAAATGTATGCTGGTAAGTTCAAAGATGCTGAGTCTCTTGAACAAGCTTACCTTGCACTTCAAAAGAAATTAGGTGAACCACGTGATGAAGTACAACAAACCGATGAAGCCGAAGCCGGTGAAGAAGCCGACGAAGAAGTAGAGGAGTCTGAAGAAGAAGAAGCCCCTACTGAAAATCAACTTACTCAAGAACAAGCTGAACAGTTGTTCAAGATGGTAGGTGGTAAGAAAGCTTATCAATCTATGATCAGTTGGGCTGGACAAAACCTCTCCGAAGGTGAGATCCAGATGTATGATTCAGTGATGGGTAAAGGTGATCCTAGTGCTATCTTCTTTGCTGTACAAGCACTCGCTGCTAAGTACGGTGATGCAGTTGGTAAGGACGGTAACCTGTTGACTGGCCGTAGTGCTAGTAAAGAAGACGCTACCTTCCGCAGCCAAGCTGAACTTGTACAAGCAATGAGTGACCCACGTTACGATAAAGACCCAGCTTACCGGCAAGATGTAATCCGTAAACTTGAAAACTCTGATCTTCAATTCTAATGACCACCAACATTTGGGCTAAAGAACCTACCATGTATATTGACAAAGACTACACTGTGCCTCATAACGAACGTGCTGAACTCCTTAATGGTCGCCTTGCTATGCTTGGTTTCGTGGCTGCTATTGGCGCTTACATTGTAACTGGTCAAATTATTCCTGGAGTATTCTAATCATGTCTTGCGGAAAGAAAGGCCACAAAGGCGGCGGTACTAAGAAAAAGTAGTATTGCCAGATCCGTCAATACTGCGAGTGTATTGGCGGATTAGTAGGAGTAAGTAATATAAAAGTTCTTCGCTTTATTATTATGATTCCTGTTCTAACTACTCTATCGGTGATCGCTAGTTGGTATGGTCCTGGCTTCCATGGTAACCTTACTGCTAACGGTGAACGATATAATCAAAACGCCCTTACTACAGCGCACAAGACACTACCCTTTGGAACTAAACTTCGTGTATGTTTCAAGCGGTGTGCCGTTGTTCGGGTAAATGATCGTGGTCCTTACATTCATGGTAGGAATCTAGATCTAAGTAAAGGTGCGGCTGATGCTATCGGTCTCACTGGTTCTGGAGTTGGACAAGTCAAAGTAACTCGTCTTAACTAACTTCAATGGTTACTATTGCACAACCCCAAACTAAAAATCTTTGGGACGACTTCTGCGATTGGGTAACCAGTACAGATAACCGTCTTTATGTCGGCTGGTTTGGGACACTGATGATTCCGTGTCTCCTTGCTGCAGCCATTTGTTTTATTATCGCTTTCATTGCTGCACCTCCGGTGGACATTGATGGCATTCGTGAGCCTGTTGCTGGCTCTCTTCTTTATGGAAACAACATCATATCGGGAGCCGTCGTTCCGAGCAGCAATGCCATCGGACTACACTTCTACCCAATTTGGGAAGCTAATTCACTTGATGAATGGCTCTACAACGGCGGTCCTTTCCAGCTTACCGTCTTCCACTTCCTCATTGGCATCTATGCTTACATGGGACGAGAGTGGGAACTTAGCTATCGACTAGGGATGAGGCCCTGGATTTGTGTCGCATACTCAGCACCAGTCGCTGCCGCCACGGCAGTTTTCCTTGTCTACCCGTTTGGTCAGGGTAGTTTCTCCGATGCTATGCCTCTCGGTATATCGGGTACCTTCAACTATATGCTCGTTTTCCAAGCCGAACATAACATCCTCATGCACCCGTTCCACATGCTCGGTGTCGCTGGGGTATTTGGTGGGTCGCTATTTAGTGCGATGCACGGTTCACTTGTTACGTCCTCACTTGTACGTGAAACTACTGAAACGGAAAGCCAGAACTATGGTTACAAGTTTGGCCAAGAGGAAGAGACCTATAACATCGTGGCTGCCCACGGATATTTTGGGCGTCTCATTTTCCAGTACGCAAGTTTTAATAATAGTCGCTCTCTGCACTTTTTCCTTGCTGCTTGGCCAGTGGTGGGTATTTGGTTCGCTGCTCTTGGCGTATCTACTATGGCGTTCAACCTGAATGGGTTTAACTTCAATCAATCACTGGTATCTTCTGATGGTCGTGTCGTTAACACCTGGGCAGACATTCTCAACCGAGCTAACCTCGGCTTTGAGGTGATGCACGAGCGCAACGCTCACAACTTCCCCCTTGATCTTGCTACACACACAGCCCCGGTGATTGGCTAATGGCTAAACGTGGTCTCTACGCAAACATCCATGCAAAACGGATGAGAATTAAACAAGGGTCTGGTGAGAAGATGAGGAAGCCAGGAAGCGAAGGTGCTCCTACGGCTGCTCAATTTAAGAAGGCAGCTAAGACTGCTAAGAAGAAGTAAGTAACGTACGTTCATCCCTTTCGGGACGCATACCGCCTGAGCATGGAACGGGGCTCAGACACTTCTTTCCTTACAATGACACAAGTCGAATTGGATGCCCGTGTACGGGAGCAGAAAGCTCAACAGAAAGAGCAGAAGCTGAAGTATCGCGGCGTTGCTTACACACCTAAACAGAAATAAACTTTAATAAGGGAATGTCTTATTAAAGGTTCCCCCTCCTATCTTTAATAGTGGGGCTGAAATCCACAGAGATGTGGTTGGAGCTAGGCACCTCAGAGTCGGACCTAGCTCTTATTGGCGTTGGCCTCTACGGAGACAACCTTCGCCGTCTAGACGGTGGGATAGACCACAATAAAAACTAAAACAATTTCCAAACGTTTGGGAGCAAGTCTTATTACTTAACTCCTTTAAAAATGGCTTTTCAATCTTCTGTGAACCCCGCACAACTTACTGTACCGGGTTCTAATAATTTCGGCGCGGATCGCCGTGCCCTTTACCTGAAACTGTTTTCGGGTGAGATGTTCAAAGGTTTCCAGCATAACACTATTGCTCGTGACCTGATCATGAAGCGTACCCTGAAGAACGGCAAGTCTCTGCAGTTCATCTTCACGGGTCGTACTAAGTCTGAGTTCCATACTCCTGGTAACAGCATCCTGGGTGATACCAATGGTGCACCCCCGGTGGCTGAGAAGACTATCACCTGTGATGATCTTCTGATTAGCTCTGCCTTTGTGTATGAACTGGATGAGGTGCTTGCTCATTACGATCTTCGTAGTGAGATCTCTCGTAAGATTGGTTATGCTCTTGCTGAGAAGTATGACCGTCTTGCTTTCCGTGCTATCACTCGTGGTGCACGTAAGGCTAGCCCCATCACCGCTACTAACTATGTAGAGCCCGGTGGTACTCAGATTCGTGTGGGTTCTACCGCTAACGATTCTGATGCTTATGTGGCTGCCAACCTGGTGTCTGCATTCTATGATGCAGCTGCTGCTCTGGATGAAAAGGGTGTGTCTAGCGATGGTCGTGTGGCTGTGCTGAACCCCCGTCAGTACTATGAGCTGATCCAAGCTGTTGGTACTAATGGTCTGGTAAACCGTGACGTTCAAGGTACTGCTCTGCAGTCCGGTCAGGGTATCATCGAGATCGCTGGTATCAAGATCTACAAGTCCATGAACATTCCGTTCCTGGGTAAGTATGGTACTGCTTATGGTGGTACCACTGGTGTGACTTCCCCCACCAATACTGGTGACTTCGTTGGTGAAGCTCTGGAGAATGCATCTGATGCTTCTACTGGTATCAACAACGATTATGGTACCGCTGCTGAAGTGGGTACCAAGTCCTGCGGTCTTATCTTCCAGAAGGAAGCTGCAGGTATGGTGGAAGCCATTGGTCCTCAGGTGCAAGTTACCAACGGTGATGTGTCTGTCATCTACCAAGGTGATGTGATGCTGGGTCGTCTTGCTTGCGGTTGCGATTACCTGAACCCTGCTGCAGCTGTTGAGCTGTACGTGGGTGGTACTGCTCCTTCTGCATTCTGATCTATCATTGAATTATGGGAGTCTCTTCGGAGGCTCCTTTTTTTAATCTTAATATAACACTATTGTTATCATGCCATTTCCTACCACTGGCTCCAACACTGAGCTACAAGCTGTTAATCAGATCCTGGCGTCAGTTGGTCAGGCTCCTGTTACAACGTTGACAACTGAAGAGACTCTTGTAATTAATGAAGTAAGTCGGTTCACTGGTTCTATTTCTGGTACAACACTTACGACAACTACTGCTAACATTCCAGTTGGTACCTATATCGGTGGTACTGGTGTAACAAGTGGTACGTCTATTGCTACAGCTGGTGTAGAAGCTGTACCTGCTACAGATCCTGTAACGTATGAATACACTGTGAACATTTCACAGACTGTTTCAGAACGTACCTTGACTCAATCTAATGTTACAAGTAGAGTTGAAACTCCAACCAACCCGGACGTTGCGATTGTACTCAACACCCTCCGAGAAGTGTCACGTGAGGTACAGTCAGAAGGCTGGACATTTAATAAAGAATATGATTACCCAATCACACCTGATTCTAACAATGAAGTGTTAATCCCTAACAATGCACTTCAGATGGATTTAAATCAAAACTACCCAGTTAATATGAATCGTGATGCTGTCAATCGTGGAGGTAAACTTTATGATCGTACAGCACATTCATATACTTGGGATGATGAAACCATCTATGTAGATATTACTTGGTACTTTGATTGGGAGAATATTCCAGCTCCTGTACAAGCATTCATCGTAGCACGTGCTGCTTCCATTGTATCTAGTCGTATTATTGGTGACGGTAGTCAGTACCAAATGCTTCAACAGAAGGAAGCGTTTGCCCGATCAATGGCGCTTGAATATGAGTGTAACCAAGGAGATTATACTTACTTTGGTAGTCCCCAAGGTCAAAACTATTATCAAAGTTATCAACCTTATCATACATTGTATCGCTGATGCCTGCTGTAACCCAACTAACACCGAACTTTCTTGGTGGTGTCTCTCAACAAAATGATGACAAAAAATTAAACGGTCAGCTTACTGAGTGCATTAATGGGTATCCTGACCCTACCTTTGGTCTTTTAAAAAGGAGTGGTCTTAGGTTTACTAATGTATTAAAGAAACCTGATGGATCTTTTTTCAGTAAAACTGAACTTGAAAATGCAGCTTGGTTTTTTATTGAACGTGATATATCTGGTTCATACATTGGTGCTATCAAAGATGATAACATTTATGTATGGGTAGCAGCTAGTGGTGAGTGGTGTACTGTTATCAATAATGGTACCAGTTATCTTACTGGCACAAGCCAAGCTGATTATCATTTCCGTAGTGTGCAGGATACAACTGTTGTTACCAATAGGTCAGTAGTAACTGCTATGCAGCCTGCTGGTACCTACACTGAGAATACAGTAGCCACTGTCGTCTTAAGTGTGTTGACAGCTGACTTTAATTATTCCATCACTATTCAAGGTATTGAGTTCTCTGTAACACCACAAAGTACGACGACCTTTGATGACATGTTGATATTTGATTCAGGGAGTATCAACACTAATCATAACCTAATTGACGCCCTTAGGGCTGGACTTTTAGCACAACAATCTGCTAGTAACCCTGACTTTGATGGTATATGGTACCTTGAAAGTTATACTAATAGTATCGTAATTAAACGTACCACAGGTGCTAATGCTGTTATCTTAGATAACTCTACACCTACTGGTACTCCAATCCCATTTACTATCACAGCTAAAGGTGGTGTATCTAATGACTCCCTCTATGCCTTCCAAGATTCGGTTGAAGATGTAACACGTCTTCCTACTGAATCCTTTCAAGGTCATCGGGTTAAGGTACTGAATAGTACTGTAGCAGAAGATGACTTCCACCTTAAGTTTGAAGCATACGATAATGATAGGGGTCGTGGTGTGTGGGAAGAAGGTAGGGCACGTGATGCTTCACCTGGTCTAGACTCTACGACAATGCCTTATCAGCTCCTTCGTACAGGTATTACATCGTTTGAATTCAAACCAATTAATTGGACAGAACGTCTTACTGGTGATGAAGTAACCAGTATAGTTCCTGCTTTTGTTGGTTATACTATTAACTCTACATTCTTTTATAGCAATAGGTTTGGCATCCTTTCAGAAGATAACATCATCATGAGTCGGGCTAATGACCCGTTTAACTTCTTTGTTAAATCAGCTCTTACACAAGTAGATTCAGATCCTATTGATTTGAATGTTGCTAGTATTAGACCTGCTACTTTGTATGATGTTCTACCTTCTCCTCAAGGTTTGCTTGTCTTTAGTGACCGTCAACAGTTCCAAGTTTTTACAACAGATGGTAGTGTACTGACTCCATCTTCAGCTATTGTTAGGGCTATCTCTAACTATGAAATGGATGCTACTATCCCACCAGCTGATGTAGGTACAACTGCTGCTTTTGTTAGCCAGGTGTCTGGTTACAGTAAACTATTTACCCTACAACTACGTGATGTTGAGCAACCTCCTATTGTTGTAGATATCAGTAAAGCAGTTCTGGAGTGGATTCCATCTACTGTTAATGACTTAGCAGTTAGCCCACAGAACTCTGTGATCATGTTGGTTGATCGTGGTAGCTCTTATCTTTACCTGTTTAGGTATTATAACAATGGTGAGAAAGATATCTTCCAAGCATGGACTAAATGGGAACTACCTGGTACTATCCAAACAGCTAAGATTATCAATGACTCTATTGTTGTCGTAGCACAGCATGAAGATGAATACACTATTGGTTCTATCACCCTTGATGAGATCCCCTCAGGAGAGGTCACCTCTAATACATCTGATGTGATTGGAAACCCTTGTTTAGATATGTTTACACGTCCTGTCTCACCAGCAGCTGGTGTAGATGCGGTGGTGTATGATGCGGCAAATGATGTCACCAAGGTCTACGTTCCATATACACCATTTCAACAACGAGAGGCAGCAATGCTTCTCACTAAACCACAAGCTGATCTAAATGATGCAGAAGCTCTTCTAGATGCTGATGCTGGTTATTGGTCTGCTGCTACTGAACGTACAGAAGTTGGTACAGGTTATAGATACTTTGAAGTAAAGGGTAACTTCCTACCTTATGCTGACGGTATCGTTGTAGGTTATAACTATAACTTTGATGTAACACTACCTAAGTTCTACTTTAGACGTGATCAAACCACGACTGATTTTACTGCTACGTTAACGATTTCAAGAGTTAAGTTCTCTGTAGGTAGAACAGGTGCTATCCGCTTCCAAGTAAAACCAACAGGATCTAGTGAATGGCGTGATATACAACACGTAGCAGATGCTGACTATTATTCATCGGATAGTAATCCAGTCAAACCTGAACGTGTCTTTACCATCCCTGTCCACCAACGTAATACTAATTTTGAATTAAAAGTGACAAGTAATTTTCCATATCCTGTATCGTTGGTATCAATGATGTGGGAAGGTAACTATTCACCACGTCTTTATAGGAGGGTTTGAAGATGGCAATAGATCCTATCACTGGTGCAGTAATTTCTGGTGTACTCAGTATCGGACAAGGTCTCTTCGGTGCAAGTCAAGCTCAAAAAGAGAATGATGCCGCTAAAAGAGCTGCTGAGAAAGCCCAAGCTTTAGCTAAAGAGAACACTAAAATCTCTAATAAATACAACAAAGAATTATTTAAAGCGGAGAGAGAAGATTACTATGCTCAAAGGGATTACCAGTACCAAATTGCTGTACAAAACTGGGAATATGGTAAGCAAATCCAAGATTTCGAGTATCAGCAGGCAATGCGTCAATACGCTAAGTCTGTCGGAATCTATGAGCAACAGTTAAACTTTAACGATCTTGCTGCTGATATATCGTATGCCAACGAAAGTGCTGCTCTTGCTGGACTCTTCACCCAACAAGCAACAAGCTTTTGCACGTGAAGATCAAATCATGGGTCTTCAAAAGGCGTTGACTGAGGTTGCATTAAACCGTAGGACAACTGACCTTGAGATGCAAAGTGTCATCAATAAAGGTATTATTGGCAGCACAGCTATTCAAGAGAACCTTAAGGAGTTTACTCAACAAACTGACTTTAAGAAGCAAAGTGCTTTAGTTGAAACCCTACAAGAACAAGGTAAGAACGAACTACGTCAAGCTGGTGGTTCAGCACGTAAAGGTGCTCAAGCTACTATGGCTGGATTCTACCGTGGTATGTCTGAACTCTCTTCTGCTTTGTCTGGTAAGCAACGTCAGGCAGCATTGCAACTAGCTGAACTTGGTCTTGAAACTTCTATCCTTGAGAAGAAACTTGAGGTCCAAATGGAAAGCCTTGATAACACTGCAATGAGTGCTATCGCTGATGCTCAGTTTAACATGCGTGTCTTGGATGCTGATATTGCTAGTGCTGTTGCTCAATCTGAACGTAATATGCAACAGATTAGTCTTCAGAAGTATGGTGCTGATTTGAATGCAGCAGCTAACTTAATGATCAAACCTGAAGCACTACCTTATGCACCTGCCCCAACATTGGCACCTGAACGTATCTTTGTGAAACCTCCAAGGTATAAAGCTGGGGCTGTTGCACAACCTGCCCAACAAAGTGTATGGGGACCGTTGGTTAGTGGTGTTGCTAGTGGTATTAGTTCTGGTATTTCTGCTTACACAGATCTTTACAAGACTCAAGGTCAGAATACTTTAGGAAATATCCTAAACAAACCGTTTGACACAAGTTCAATTACTGCAACTTCATTCCCTCCAAGGTAAACCGTAATGGCACGACTAACACATAACCCGACAAGACCTGACTCAACCTTCCGTCCTCTTGAAATCAGTACAGCTGAGATTACTCGGATGCGAGAAGAGACAGCTCGTATTGTCGATAACATGGAGAGGAATCGACGTGCTGAGCTTGAGCAAGGTATGGCTAATCTCCAAGCTATGCGGGAGAATGCTGAATATCAGCAACGTCAGCAGCAACGTAACTTTGAGATTGAACAACAAAATCTAAAAGCTGAGCAGCTTGAAAAACAACTTGAAGCTCAAACAGCTCAAAATCAAGCTAAAATTAATCGAGAAGCTGCACAACAAATCTTTGGTAGTCTTTCTGGTCTAAGTCAAACAGCAGCCCAAGCTACCGCAGAAATTAAGGTAGAAAATGAGAAGCGTGATTTCTACGCGTCTTATATCTCTGCTGCTGTAAACCCTGACTATGTAAAAGAGACTTGGTACAAAGATAATGAAATCAAACTACTACAAAGTGGTGAGATTTATAGCAGCACTATAGCACAACAAGAAGCATTAGGCGCTGACCCTTTGTCTAGTGCTAAAGCAAGAATTAGCAACCCTGCTCTTACACACTTCTCTAATAAAGGTAATGCTACCTTTATCCTCAGTAATCAATACTCTTTAGCACTTGAAGCGGTATTGAATTCAGGAATTACTGTCCCTTATAAAGGGCAGACAGTAGATATCTCTCAAGCGAGACGCAACCCAGAACTTATGGGTATTGCCGGTACGTTTGCGTTGAGGACACTTCTTCAAAAAGCTAACTTGGTTGGTCTTGATGATCAATTCTTGATGCCTGGTTTGAAGGAAGCTAATCAATACCTTCTTTCACAACAAGCACAAGCTTCTAAGTTGCAGCGGGAGGATATCAACTTACAAAATGAAGAGCTAATTCTCAATACAATTCGTAACAACGTTGATGGTTTAGCTACTTATGGTCCTACGGGTTTCCGTCAGTTAGCATCCCTACCTCACCTTGGTTATGCTGGAGCACTTGATAAGTTTGAAAGCTTTGCTATTGAACGTGATCAGGATGGAAACTTTAGGTACTCCATGGAGGAGCTTAAGGGTCTAGATGTTCGCGGTAATGGACGTACCTTTGCAGAAGAATGGCCAAATCGTTGGACATCTATGCAAGAGGCTAGGGTTAAGTCCCAGATTGAATACGATCGACGTGAACTTACTATTGATGATATCACGTTCACTAAAGATTCTGATCGTATCCTTGGTGGTCTTACAGAAGATCCAACTGAAGCTAATGCTAATGCAGCGGTTGATTACTTCCGTAAAACTTATGGTAAAGTACCTCCTGAAATCCTTAAATTTCAAGCTTCTTATACTACTGAAGCAATCCAAAAGATTGAAGCTATTAAGAAACTAGAGGCTATTCCTGATGGTCTCATTACTCAAGAGGCTGTAGCTGCTGCTGCTGCCTTGGATCCTACTGCTGCACGTGCTTTGCAACAACGCTATCAAGCACAGGAAGCACGATATAACTCTGGTATTTATAAGGAGACTGCCGAAGCGTTTAAATCTACTGCTAATGGTGTTACCTCCTTTGGTACGAACAAACCAAACACACCTTCTAGTGTCTTCCTTCAAGAACGGATGCGAGCTGAATATCGTAAACGTGTAGACCAAGCTGTAGCAGGTGGTATGAACTTTAACCAAGCTGCTACTACTATTGGTCAAGCTTTGGATGCAGAAGTTAAAGCAGGTGCTCGTGACCCTAACAGTCAGTGGTTCCGTAAGGCTGATTCCCCAGGTGGTTCTGCACAGTTCCCTAATCTTAATAAAGGTAGTCTGACTGCTCTTGAACGTGCTAACCGTAGGTTCACTGAACTTAAGAATAACATTACTACCAACGGTCTTCAGCAAACAATTGATACAAAGAATACAATCATTACCGCTGAAGAAGCGCCTATCATTGCAAAGAACTATGGTAAACCTGGGTTCACTATCCCTCAAGATGTCCTAGCTGTTTCTGGTATGTCTAATGGTTTGGATCCAATGGTGATCATTAACCGTCAATTCCAAGCACTTGGTCTTCCTCCCCTTCAACCACCCCCATCTCTACAGACTACTGGTCAAACAGTAAGCCCTGCTTTCCAACGTCTTCTTTATAAAACACCTAGTCCTGAACGTTCTACACGTGGTCTTGGTTCAACTAATATGTTTAACCCAACAGTTGTTCCTAATGGACTTGGTGTTATGTATCAACAAGCTGGTGAAGCAACTGGTGTAAATCCTGCATTTATTGCAGCATTGGGTGAAATTGAAAGCACACACAACACTAATAGTGTTAGCTATAATGGTTCTTCCTTTGGTGTGATGCAAATCAATAAAGCTGCTCATCCCAACTTCTTTGCACAGAATGATTGGAAGAACCCCCAAGCTAACATTAACTACGGTGCTCAGTATTACAAGCAAATGCTTGATAGGTACGGTGATCCAGTAGCTGCTGCTATGGCATATAATGCTGGTCCTGGTAACTATGATGCTTATGTACGTGGTGAGATGCCTGATGGTCGTAAGAAGACTGAGATGGTTAACCACGGTAAGAAGTTCACTAAGGCTTTGTATAAGTACGGTGGTGCTAGTTCTGGAGTACTTAACAACCCCGCACTGATGCGTGATGGCTCTCAACTGCAATCTTCACGAATGATGATGATTCCTGAACGTGCTCTTCGTACATTCTCTCCTCAAGTATCTTCCATTACTTTTGATACCGGACAGCCTGGTATTGACGTTTTCTTTGAAGATAAAAAATTTCCAGCTGTATTGCCTGGTGTCGTAAAAGATATCAGCTTCCAAGGTGGGCAAGGAAAAGGTTATGGTAACTATGTTGTTATCGAATCTATTGATCCAGAAACTAATGAAAAAGTTGATATTCTCTATTCTCACTTAGCTTCTAAACCTAACCTTAACCCTGGTCAAACAGTAAGGCTTGGTCAAATCATCGGACAACAAGGTGGTACTGGTAGGGTTGTGAGTGCAGATGGAACTATCGCTTCTATCGACTTTCTACGTCCTGCTCCACAAGGAAGTAAAGATATGACGCCTTATAGGAATTACGACTCTCTTCGTCGTCGAATCGCTAGTCAACTACGATCTTAATTAATTAAACTATGGAATACGATCCTACAGAGATGTTCAGGGTTGATCCAGGTGAAATGGAACTCTCTCCTGAGTTTCAAGCACAGCTAGAACAAGAGCGGCAGTCTGAACAAGTCGCCGCTCAAGCTGCTGCAATGGCTGGAACAACTACCCCTACGGGGGGACAACCTGGACAAGCTCAACCCTCTCAACCTGCTACGGCAGGTGAGCAACAAACTCCTTTTGATCCAGGTTTTGACATTGGTGATGCTGCTAGACAAGTAGTAGAAGGTGGTCTTTCAGTACCAGCTGGTCTTGTTGATTTTGGTGTTGACCTTATCAATAAACTTCCTGGTGTTAATGTACCTAAACCACCTGAATTTCAAACTAAACACCTCCAAGCACTTCGAGAGATTGCATCCGTTGTAGCACCTACTATTATCCTTTCTAAACTTGGTATTAAAGGTGGTACTGCAGCACATTCACGTGTTGGCTGGTCTCTTGGTAATAATGCTTTTGTTAAAGCAGCTAGTGGTCTAGGTATTGAACTTGGTGCTGGTGTTGCAGTTGGGGCTGTTAGCAGTGAGTATGAAGAGGATAACCTTACAGGTTCATTAAAACAGAACTTTCCAGAGACTTGGGATTTCATTCCTGATTCACTAGCTACACTTAAAGATGATCCCCCGGACCTTAAGCGTAAGAAGAACATCTATGAAGACCTCGGTATGGGCGCCTTCACCAGTGTTGCTGAGGGTGTCGTTAAGTTCACTGGGGCTATGGTTGATGCAGCCAGATCTCTTCGTAAATCCAATCGTCTTGTTGGTGAAACCCCTCAAGCTAAAGCATGGCTTGAAGCTAATGCTCCTAAACCTTCTTCAATGGATCCTGAAGATGTTATCACTGCATCTGCTATCAAACAAGAGGAAGCGTTGGATGAGCTTGGTTACTACAACATGTCCGAGAACCCCAATATGGATGTACCACTTAAAGGTATCCATGATCTCTTTGACTACACCGAATTGGGTGTTCGTACTGTAGATGACTTTGGTGTTGTCGGTGCTGCTATTGACCAAGCACGAATTGCTAAGAACCTAGATACTGTCTACGGTCGTCTTGGTAACATGATCTCTGAACCTGCTCTTAAGTATGCACTGAAGAGTGGTGATAATGCTCAAGATATTGTTCTTGGTCTTGCTGATCAATTACAACAAGCTGGTCGTATTGGTATGGAAGGTGATGGTTGGAAAGTCACCTTTGATGATGTAATGGATGCTAACGAAGATCTAGCAATTCAATTGTTTGATCCTCGGATGAGTAAAGGAGAAGTACGTCAAGTTCTTGAACCCTTCATTATTCGTAGTGAAGATGGACGTGAAGTAATGGTTGAGGAAGGCTTCGCTATGGCTGCACGTGCATTGCGTGGCTTTGGTACTGAACTCACCAGTATGGATGTTGGTCGTGCTCAAGCATTACTTGCTGGTTCTCTGTCTGGACGTATCTCTGACCTTGCAGAAGGTGCACGTCTGATGGAAGGTACTTCCGCTGTTGAAGCTGCTCAAGAGAAAGTTATTGACTTGATGCAGTACGTTACTCAATTGTCTGGTTCTGCTAAATACTACAAGAACCGTAAGGCTAACCTGATTCAACTTGTTCAGAATGGTTTCCGTAACATTGAAGGTTACAACCTGGCTACTATTGAAGGGGCTGGTGATGTAGCACAAAGTATCTTTAAAGATTCTCAACGCTTTGCTGATACCCTAAGGCAGATCTCTTTCAATCAACCTCGTTTGATGGATGAGTTTTTGTTTGCTTATGAAATTACCGATGGTGATATTGATACCATTGTTAAGATGAATAAGTGGATCCATGGAATGACGCTTGACCTAGGTAAAGGTATCATTAACCTTAACCCAGATGTACAGAACAAGCTAATTGCTGGTGTATGGTCTAACATCTTCAATAACATGCTGTCTGCATTTAAGACACCTATTGAAGCTCTTGTAGGTAACTTTGGTGGTATCATCTCTCAACCTATCGCTCACTTTGCAGGTGCTGCAATGGCTGGGGATATTAAAGCTATGCAACGTGGTTGGATTGCTTATAGCTCCATCGGTGATACGTTGAAGAAAGCATTACCTTATGCTGGTGATGTCTTCATGCGTGCATCTAAGGAACCTAACTCTGTACGATCTGGTACACGTATTGACCTTCTCCTTTCACAAGAACGGGAGCTTGAATTCCTTAAGATGTCTGCACAACGTCAGGCACAAGAGGGTAATTATGGTCTTCAATACGTGGTTAATCAAATAGAGATGCTGAATGATCTTGGTAAGGATCCAGTATTGCGGTTTGGTGTTAATGGCATGACTGCAACTGATGGTCTTACTGGAGCATTTAATGCAGCAGCTGAGGCACGTTTTCGTGCTATGGATGAACTTGTGTCAGCTGGTAAGGAAGTGACTAAAGAAAACGTCAAACCTATTGCTGATAAGTACTATGGTGAGATGTTTGGCGCTGATGGTCTACTTAAAGACGAAGCTGTTAAGTATGCTACTGATGAGATGGCACTTAACATTGATAGTAACCTTTCTAAAGGTATGTCAGCACTAGTCAATATGGTTCCTGGTCTCCGTCCATTTATGATGTTCCCTACCACTGGTATGAACCTCATTGAAATGAGTGGTAAGTATGGACCGTGGATGCCTTTCCAACGTGATGTTAATGAATTAGCCTACGTTAAACTACAAGATCTCTTTGCTGATGAAGCACGTGTCGATGAATTGCTTCGTGCACGTAACATTGATGTAGAGAACCTTGATACTATTGCTAAGCAAAACAAACTTGCTGATCTTAAGTACACCACAAGGGGACGTAAAGCTCTCGGTGCTGCAGCTGTAACAGGAGCTATTGGTCTTGTTTTAAATGATCGTATTACTGGTGATGGTATCTACGATAAAGAGATCCAACGTGCTCGGGAGAAGAACTCTAACTGGAAACCTCGTAGCATCAAAGGTGCTGATGGTAAGTGGTATTCCTACGAAGCAATGGGTCCGCTTGCTGATGCTATAGCACTTGTTGCTAACATCTCTGATAACTTTGATATGCTTGGTGAAGCGGCTGTTGAACGTCTCTTTGAGAAGACAGCTTTTATTATTGGTGCATCCATTACTGATCGTACCGCTCTTTCTACTATCAAACCATTGCTTGATATCGTTAGTGGTAACGAAGGTGCTTTGACTCGTTGGGCTGCTGGCTTTACTAATAGTCTTGGTCCCCTAGCAGGACAACGTGCTGAATGGTCTCGTATCTTTAGTGAAGGTCTCCGTGAAGTAGATAATGACTTTCTCTCGTTGCTTGGTAACCGTAATAGCTATCTAGATATGTCTAACCGTCACCCCTATATTTATAGCCCGGTGACTGGTGAGAAGGCTAATGGCTATGGTCTATTGCAACGTGTCTGGAATGCTTATAGTCCGATTAAAGTTCATGCTGAGCAATCTTCAGAGGAACGTTTCCTTCAAGAGATGGAGTTTGATATTAACACTACCTTCCGTACTAAAGATGGTGTCAAACTTAAAGCAGCTGAACGTTCTGAGTTGTTCCGTTTGATGGGTACACGTGGTTTCTTCAAAGAAGAAATTCGTAACATCATGAGTGATGCTGGTAACTGGGATAGCATTGCTAAACTACGTGAAGCACGTCTGCGTGGTTTGAAGTCTGATGAAGTATCAATTAAAAAATGGCATGATCTTTATGCAAGGCTTTCTGATGCACGACGTGCTGCAGAAGAACTAGCTTATGCTGAGATGAGTGCTGAAATGTTCGGTCAAATTGAAGCACGTCAAATTGAACGTGATATGATCGAAGAAGCTAATATTGCTGGTGAAACACTTAACCCTGCTCTTTCTATTCGTAAGTAACAATCATGTCTTGTGCTGACGTACAAACAATTCAAGCAGGTAATGGAGTAAAGACTCAGTTCTCTTTTGACTTCCCTTACCTTTTTAAATCAGAAGTTCAAGTTTCCTTTTGGAATGTCACAACTAAAGAATGGGACGTAATTGCACAAACTGATGCTACCTATCCTTGGCAGCTTACAGATGCTAACCCTACTATTGTAGAGTTTACAGGTACTGCACCTCCGACTCCTGCAACACCTGTTAATCCTGATGAACCTACGGTTGATAATGTTCGGATTCGTCGTGTTACTAACATTGATAACATCCGAGCATTGTTCAACCCAGGTTCTGCTATCCGATCAGATGATCTAAATAAGAACTTTGAACAGCTTCGTTATGCTATTCAAGAAGGTAATTGTCAAGAAGTACCTGCAGAGATCTATGACTTCCTGAGGGATTACTATTGGAATACCTTTAGTGATGTTATCTACTCTACTGATAATTGGACAAGTGCTGATAACAAGATTGCTACTACTGCAGCAATTGACGGTCAAACTGCTCTTAATTTTGATACACTTGTTCAAACAGCTACCCCATCTGGTAGTGATTGGCGTGTTGGTAAGACGTGGCTTCAGAACAATGCTGATCTAACTGTTTCTATTTGGAATGGTAGTGCATGGACAGGTGTTGCGTCAGGTGGTACATTTACTACTCAACCAAAGGTTGTCTATGTAGATGCGTCTAGTGGTGATGACACTAATGATGGTCATCGTATTAGCCGTCCTAAAGCTACTATTAAAGCAGCTGTTGAACAAGTCAACGCTGATGCTACCTATGGTGATGGTAGTGTTATTGTTGTAGCACCTGGTGTCTATGAAGAAGTAGCACCTATTGATATCACCCGAAAGGATGTGTCTATTGTTGGTACAACTTATCGTGGTTGTGTTGTCCATCCTACAGTAGCTACTGAAGAGAATGTATTGTTCCGTGTTAATAGTGGTACCTACATTCAAAACATCACATTTACTGGGATGAAAGCTAGTGGTGTACGGGGTGCTGCAGGTTCTGTTGATCCTGATGGTACCTACGGTCTACCTCCTAATCAAGGTTGGAACATTGCGTTCTATCCTAATGCAATGATTTATAAGTCACCTTATATTCAAAATTGCATTAACTTCTCGGATTCTGAGATTGATAATAGTGCTTTGAATCCTAACACCCCAGCTGGTGGTGCTGCTGGTGATACTGATTCTGAACCGACTGGTGGTGGTATCCTTATTGATGGCTCTGCTGTTCATGCTAACAGCCCGCTACGTTCAATGGTATGTGATAGTTACTCTCAGGTTTGTTTGGATGGTCCTGGTATTCTTGTTACTAATAACGGTTACTGTCAAGCGACAAGTACCTTTGCATTCTTTGCTCATTACCACCTGAAGTGTTTGAATGGTGGTCAAGCTAATATCAGTGGTTCTACTACTGACTTCGGTCGTTATGGTTTGATTGCTGATGGTAAGTCTACTTCTGCAATCTTTACTGCTACTACTACAGCTAATGCTGCTAATCAAGATATCACCTTTACGATTGGAGCACCTGTTGCAGGTGTTAACTGGTATGGTTCTGCTACACGTCCACAGAACAATATGGTTGTGGAAATTGGTGGTAACACATATCCAGTGTTATCTGCATCAGCTAATGGTTCTGGTTGGGATGTTACTATTCTTCGCCCAAATCCTGCTGATAAGTCAGAGAACCTTGGACTTGATGGTGCTGTAAGTAGTGGAGCTAGTGTTAGCTTCTACCTTCGTTCTATGATTGCCTCTAGTAATCACACAATGGAGTATTGCGGAGCTGGTACTAACTATTCTGCTCTTCCTGAGAATGGTGGTGTACCTGTTGAAGCAGCTCAAGTTGTTGAACGTAACAATGGTAAAGTTTGGGCAGCTATCACTGATCAAAGTGGTAAGTTTAAACTTGGTGACTTCTTTGTTGTTGATCAACAAAATAGCACTATTACACTTACAACTGGTACTATCCCACTTGATCTTAGTGAGCTAACTATTGCTCCTAATGGTGATGCACAACTCAATACTAACCTAGATCTTAACGGTAACCATATTCTTGATAGCACTGGTTCTGTCAGTATCAACGATACGTTGACGATGAACCTTAATAAGATCACTAATGTTGGTGAACCTTCTAGTGCTCAAGATGCTGCTACTAAAAACTACGTTGATAGTTATGCAGTAACTGTTGCTGATATTGGTTCTAGTGTTCAAGCTTATGATGCTAACCTACCAGCTGGTAATACTATCCTTGTTGATGGTGATATTGGGGTAACTGTTGAAGCCTATGATGCAACTATCCTTAAAGATGCCGACATTGGTGTAACTGTTGAAGCCTATGACGCTACTATCCTTAAGGATGCTGATATTGGCGTAACAGTTGAGGCATATGATGCTACTATTGTTAAAGATGCTGATATCGGTGTTACTGTCCAAGGTTATGACGCAGATACTGCTAAGACGGATGTTGCTCAAACCTTTACAGCAGGTCAACGTGGTGGTGTAACAGCACTAACTGATGCAGCTACTATTGTTCTTAACTTCAATGATAGTAACTACTTTAGTGTAACCCTTGGTGGTAACCGTGTGCTTGATAATCCATCTAATGCAGTTGCCGGTCAATCCGGTGCTATCTTCATCACACAAGATGGTACTGGTGGTCGTACATTGAGTTACGGTGGTAATTGGTCTTGGTCTGATGGTAATGCACCTACCCTATCCCTCAGCCCTAATGCTGTAGACGTACTGATTTATATGGTACTGAGTCCTACATCAATCGTGGGTCATGTTATGAAGAATGTTCAGTAATGGAGAGTAAATCATGATTCCTGGTGGTGTTATTCCCCTTCTTTTTTCAGCTGAAACATTACCCGCTGGAGCTGGGGCAACAGGTGGTACAATTACTGATATCACAGATAACGGTGTTAATTATCGCGTTCATACTTTTACCAGTAGTGGATCCTTTATCCTTAATAAAGCTACTACTGTTGAATACCTAGTTGTTGGTGGTGGTGGTGGAGCTTCTGGCTATTTGACTAAACCTGCAGGTGGAGGCGGTGGAGCTGGTGGTCTGCTTTACACTGCAGCTGGTAGTGGTATACTTTTCCCATCTGCTATTTATACAATTACTGTTGGTGGAGGTGGAGTACGTTCTCTTGGTGGTCAAGGTGGTAACGGTCAAAACTCCTCTGTTGTTGGTAGTACCATAAACCTTGCTGCAATTGGTGGTGGTGGCGGTGGTGCTTCAGACCCCAGTGCTGCTGGTTCTGCTGGTGGTAGCGGTGGTGGTGGTGGCGGTAGCCCAGCTAGAAGCGGCGGTGCTCGCACTGTTGGCCAAGGTTATGCAGGCGGTCCCGGATCTTTTAATGAATTTGGTGGAGGAGGTGGTGGTTCAGTTGGACCTGGTTCCCCTGCTACTAGCTCAGCATCGGGTCGTGGTGGAGCCGGTTTACTTATTAATATAACTGGTACCACAGTTCGATACGCTGCAGGTGGTCATGGTGGTACTTATACAGGTGCTACACAAACATCCGTTGGTGGCTCTACTCTTCCAGGCACTTCGCCCCCATTTAACAGCGGTAGTGGTGGCGGTGGTATGAGTTTTAGCCCTACAAAGTACCCAACTGGTGGTGCCAAAGGTATCGTTGTCCTTCGTTATCAAATCTAACCCACCACTGCTACTTTTACTCATTTAATCTTTTTAAAAAACAATGGCACAACTTTCTTACGCTAATCATGTTGAACCTCTTGGTAAAGTAGGTGCAGCACGTCAACTTACAGCTGGTTCTACTTCCGCTAATACTGCTTTGACTGCTGGTGTCTTTCGTATTTCTATGAAAGCTGTTGGTGCTGATATCCGATATAGTATTGGTAGTAGTGCTCAAACTGCTACATCAACTAGTCATTATATCGCTATTGGTGAGCGTCTTGATGTTTCTGTACCTCCGGGTGCAAATATTGCAGTTATTCGTAATGGTACTACTAATGGGGTTCTGGAAGTAACGGAGCTTGTCTGATGAGACTTAGTGGAACAAAATTATCTAGTATTTCACAGTCTAGTGGTCTCGGTAATCAACTTTGGGATTTATCCGGGATTCGCCCCTCCCTAGATCTTCCGTTTTCTGATACTAAATCTCTTGTTGATACTACTACTGGTAAGACACTTGTTGACTTCATCCGCGCCAGTTCAGGCACGTATGTCGGCAGCGACGGGCTGATTAAAACGGCGACGACGAATTTGCTGTTGAGGAGTGAGGAGTTTGATACTACGTGGTCATTGAGCAATATAAACGCATTCGGTAGTGGATCCACGGCTAATGCTACGCAAGCGCCAGACGGAAACTTAACTGCTGATCTAGTTACTGAAACCCTTGATGCGTCTAATACTCAGCATAATGTTTCTCAAGTTATCAATGTTAGCAGTGGAACTGTTTATACAATCAGTTTATTTGCAAAACTACCAGTAGGCTCAACTAGACAGCTTCAAATTCTCATTGCAAACACTAATTTTACCGTTACACCTGCTGCAAATTTTGACCTGATTAGCGGGTCTGTCGCCTTTAGTAGTAACTGTACTGCTTCTATTGTGCCTTATCCAAATGGATGGTATCGGTTAATTGTTACAACTGTTCCAGCGACAAGCAGTGGTTTGAATGGTTTTAATTTCAGGTTTCATGATGGTTCAAGCAATGCTTATATTGGCGACGGCACCTCTGGCTTCTACCTCTGGGGCGCCCAACTAGAGCAGTCGTCTACTGTTGGCGAATATGTGAAGACCACCAGCACGATCAACAGCGCACCACGGTTTGATCATGACCCCACCACGGGTGAGAGCTTGGGGTTGTTGGTGGAGGAAAGTAGGACGAATTTGCTTCCCAGCAGTGAA